GGGAGGTATCCGTCCCTCACTTGAAAATGCCCGTCAATGAGCCAAATATTTAGGCTGTCTTCATCCAGAGATTCCGTGCTTCCGTTCCATTCCCCAACCCTCACGGTGTAGAGTTTAACGCCCTTCTCCGCCTTGGTAAAGAATTTGTTATTGAGTGAATGAATCGTCGAACTCAACCCGAACTTCTTGGAGTCTACTTCAACCCTTCCCCTCACAACTTCGGATAGGTCAAAATGAGCGTATTCTTCGGGGTTGGGCGTGAGGTAGAGTTTCGCGATTTCGACTCCGTTCTCCTCTACTTGGATAATGAAACGAAACGCAGCGGGAAGGGGGGATGTTTGCGAACTCACCGTATATACCAAAGGTTGCCCCGCAGGTAACCATGTCTCGTCAGGCGAATAAGTGAAAGAAGAAGCCATTTATTTAACGGTTATATTTCCGAGTTTCAACTTGAATTTGTCCTTTATATCCTCCGCTACGGCTTCTCCGAGTTTCTTGTCGAAGCGTTTTGATACGGCAGTAAAGGCTTTCTCATAGAACCGAAGTCCGACGATTCCCTTACGTTTCACCGAACGAGCTATCAAGAATGCGAGAGAGTTCATGTTGCTCTCTGTCTGTTTCTTGAATTTCCCTTTCTCGTCCCGGAGGCGAATCCCTTTCGCTTTGATCCACGGAATGAAGACCGAAGAAGGGGGTTGTTTGCGGAAGTTGAAGAAGGGGCTTTTCTGGTTCTTCTGCGTGCCATTGACGCCCCAATGAAGGAAAGGGGCGTGCTTCACTTTTGAGCCGAACGTTACCTCTCGAATCTCGTTTCCACGAACGCGAATCTTGTAATTAAGGGAGCGTTTGAGTTCTCCCGTAGCTACTCCGTAATTTTTATTCCTGCCGATCCTTCGGCCTCCGATATGCCTTCGGGCTGATTTGACTACCTCTTCTGCAAAGAGTAGAATTACGTCGTTGAGGTTCTTCATATTCCCGCACGTTCAGCGGCTCGGGTGCAATGATTCTCTTCGATGCTGTCGAGGATACCCGCGAGCCAGATACCGACCTTTGAAAGGGTCTTCTCCCGGAGGTTAGCTCCCAAGACGGCGGAAACGGAATGCGCGCCAAAGGGAACGCCTCCTCGCTTCGTTAGAAGCCCCGTAAGGAACTTTGAAGCCATAACCGATACCACCTTACTCAAAGAGTGAAAAAAGCCGTATATGAGCCTCCAAATAGCTATGAACATATCTTCGGCACATTCGAAGAACGTAATCATAACGGAGAAGAATATCCCGACCGGGATAGCTACCAAGGCAAGCAAGAAAAGGAAGACGACTTTGAGGACAATCATATCGTAGTTCCAAAGAGAGTGAGAAGTTCGAGGAGGTCGGAAATCGTAACGTATCCATCTCCGTTTAAATCATAGAGGGAATTGTATTTCGCGTTCGGGCTTGCAGCGTAAGCGAGCCACGAAAGGAGGTAGTAAGTGTCGATTGTCATAAGGCGAGGTATTGAAGGAGGTCGAGAATCGTAATAAACCCATCTCCGTTGAGGTCGTAAACGGCGGCATATGGAGGGGGCGTATCTCCGAAATATTGGAGGATGCCTAAAAGGGTTTGGTTCATGGTTCGGGGTCTTCTGGAAACCATCCGTTATCAATCATGTATTGTTGATCCCGAACGGTCGTGGTTGAGGGAATGATGTATCCGAAAGGAAACTTCGAATTCGTTTGAACGAAGGCCGAAAGGGCGAAACGTTCATCCGAGGAGAGTTCAGGGAAGCAAGCGACCAACTTCTCAAGCGTTGCAGCGGGGTGAACGAAGATTAGGTAATCGGTATCCACCTGCAAAGCGTTTTGGATTCCGTCGGGGTGCGTAACAATTCCAAAGACGGTTGACGCCTTTTCGCCTTCTGCCTGAATGAGAACGGGCCGCGAGATGTTGTAGAGTTCTCGCGTGATTTGCTTTGCCCGTGCTTCGCTTGTCTGCGTGGCGGTTGGAAGTACGATGATATATCCGTTCATCAGTAGATTGAATAGAAGGTGTTGATGTTGTCCTCGATGTTTGTGCGGTTGGCGGACTTGTCGGCGTCGTAGATGATGACCGCCTGCGCCGTGCCGCTGTAATCACGCCCGCCGCCGCGATTGAACATGATGCCTATGCCCGCCGAGCCTTCAAAGTCCATTACGGTAAGCGACTGCCCAGCCGACGTGTAGGCCGCGTGCAGGTCGTCGCGCGTTGTAACCGAAAGCGCCGAGCCGTCTTTGTAAATCGCGTTGATTGGAAGAAAGCCAGCACTTGCTAACGACGTGCCCGTATTGCCGTCCTGAGCAAGTGGAATTACTTCGACCGCCGTGGAGTCGCCAAAGAAACTCCAACTTGTATCCGCTGAATCCACCGCGTGAACGATAAACGCGTATTTGTTGGTTGATGCCCCAATTCCCGAAGACAGGGTAAACCCTTGCCCGTTCGTTATCGTCATTGCCGCAAGCCCGTTCTCCGTCACCACGCCCGTCGTCCCGTCGTAAATCTTGGGCATATTCGCCGTAGTCGTTTGCGCCGCCGTATTCGTGTTGCCTGATTGGTCGTACCAGTAACGGATGAACCCGTCGTTTGACCCACAGTGGGCAGCAAGTGCAACCGTGTCAAGCTCTCCAAAAACATTGGGATAGATGTCGGCGTAGCTTGTGCCGTTCCATACGTTTACCAAAGCCCCCGTATACGTCGAGTCCAAAAGCCGCAAGGAATAAGCAGCCGCCGCCCCTGAGTACGTGTCGAGGAGTGGCGTGTTTTGGGTGAAGTAGTCGCCTATGTTGGATTCGATTTGGGTGCGGACGCTGGATTTGTTGGCGTTGTAGTAAATCCATTCTTGCGCATTTGGAACAACAAAACCGCCGAATTGATAACCCAAAACCAAATCCGTCCAAACTGAACTATTATGATTCAAAGACAACAAGAACCGAGAATTGACCATATCGTTATACGCCGCATTTCTGTTCGATGGCGCATAGGATGTTCCATCCTTGTAAACCGTTACGCTTGGGTCTACTTTAAATTGGCTTGTGCTCCCGCTTTGTGCAATCAATTCGTTTTTGATTGGAGATATACTACTGTAAAAAATCGTATTGCCTCCAATTCCGCCACTGTAAAAACTCCATGCGTCAGAACTTCCGTCAAAGTTTGTCAGGAATCGCGTCGAGGATGTAATCGAATAAATGTAAGGTCGGCCATTTAATTTTGTAATAGCCCCGCCCGTGTAAATTGTCGGCTCTGTTCCGCTTGCCGTCGCATCGTTCCCGTTTCCGCTTTGGTCTTTCCACGTTACCACGGTACACGTCGTACCCGTGCAGAACGTCGTAATAGCCGCCTCGTCGATGTTGCCTGAACCGTCGAAGCCTATGGTAGTAGTCGTCGAATCCGAAGCCCTGCGAATGACCATACAATCCGTCGCCGCGTTTCGAAGTTGCCGCGTTGAGTACGCCGCCTCCGCACCGCTGCCATAGGATTGGTCGAGTAAGTACGCCGTTTGGCTCACCTCCTCCCACGTCATTTTCAAACTAATCGGTACAGTGCCGCCCGTGCGTTCCTTCAGGTAAGCAAGTAAAGCCGCCTTCGCGTTGTTGAATGTCGTATTGTCGGCGATGGCTGTAAACTGCGTCCACGTCCCCGTGTCGGGATCGGCGAAGCCCGCTTCCGAATAGTAGAGTTTCCTTCGGATGTCGTAACCCGCGGCGGGGGTATCACTCGAAGCACTCTCGGCAAGTCCGTCCCCGTCGGCTTGTGCGGAATAATAAAGTTCAATCGTCTCCGCCCCTCCTGCTCGTAGCGTCTCCGATTCCGTGGCGTATCGGTTATGGTATTGAACGTCTATCGAAATATCTGCCCATTCGACGTCGTAATCCGTTCCGCTCGTTTTTACGAGGGCTTGCCCCGTCGTACCTCCTGCAATGAGAGAGACCTTCGCATTATTGTTGAGGATGTCGGCGGCTTGTTGAGCCGTGATCCCCACCTTTGCCGTATTTGCGGCAACGTCAGTATTTGCACTTACCCGGGCTTCTGTATAGTAGAGGTTGGTCGTTCCCTCCGGGAGTTGGTCGGTCGTACTTGGAGGCGGTGAGGGCGTGGGTAAATTGGTATTGTACCAACCAAACGTAGAGGAGTATTGAAGTACGTTTCCTGTTTGTGGAGTCGTAACCGTCACCCCGTCCAAAGTATTAAGGTCAATAGTTGAAGGCTGCCAAAATCCCCCCGTATATTTCAAGAGATGCCCCTCGACTGGAGTTCCCTTTGTATCCGAAAGGGCGGATAAATCGAGGTCTTGGTTCTTCCATCCTGCGGGCGAACCGGGAAGCGAGAACGCTTGATATCTTAGGATCTGGTTATTTTCAAGGGTAACGAGATAAACGTCCGTCAATTCATCGAGGGATTCCGCCCCGGCTGTATCGAGGCTGACAACGCCGTCCCCTTCATCGGTGAGAGTGCCGTTACTTACCTTAATCGTTCGAACCGAAAGAACGTCGGTCGCCCCGTTTTGGGTAACCATACGAAGGATACCTCTTCGGGCATAGCTGATTTCATCGCCGCCTTCAGGAGTTACCCCATCTATTGGAGCGTTACAAGCGTCCCACTCGTACGGGATAGCTACCGACAAATCTAAGAGCACGCCCGAGAGTACGTTCTTCGTCTCTTCTTCGAGGGGCGTAGTCGTGGCGTTTACGACCTCGTAATCTTGTGCAAAGAGGAAGATATTCCCCCCGTTCTTGATATCGGCGATAATGTCCTCCGCGCATTGTTCAGCGTCCGAAACGACTTCCTTTTGACGGATCGTCTTCCCGTCTTTATCGGCGGGAGCATCGAGGATATAAACCTCGAGGTTGTAGGTCTTCGTCCCGGCGTCGTATGTCGCT